CAACTGACTCCATCTCAATATCTTTTTTGACACAATAGTCAAGAAGAATATCCAAACAAGGAATACCATTCTCGAATGATTGTTTCTCTATGAATTGAGAGAACTCAGTTGCTGAATTATACTCTTTCGTAATTAAAAATTCATTGGTTACTTCAGAACCATCCATTACCATATTCAAAGTTATTATCCTGCATAAAAAATGTGATCACCGATTTTCGCAACACGCCTCAAGTTCCATCTTGGATTTACATAATCCGCATGGTAGAATAGCACGTTACGTCCAAGTATACCGTGATTTGCCCCAGAAAGCAATACTTTTTCAGCAACTTTTTTAGATTCTGAATATTGCTGGGCACTGCGTACGCTCTTCTTACCTTCGCATACCCACGAGAACTGGCAAACACGCTTAGTTCTCTGATACACGACTGCGCATACAGACTTCGGGAACTTGGGACTTTTTACGCGATTGATAGTCACCGCAGCAACCGCCAACTTACCTTGAGTTGATTGGTTTCCTGCCTCGTAGTAAATATTGTCTGCTAGACACTTCAATTCGCGATTATTTGCTAAATGTATGTTTTGGGTTTCAATTTTTCTTAGTGCGGTTTTCTTTTTTTCTTCTGCCGCATCTTCTTTAATCTCTTGGATTACTTCTACAAAGCCGAGGGAATATTCCCTCGTATCTCTCTCGATAGCATCTTCAGCATATGAATTGATTCCATATAAACTATAAACTAATACTGTAAAAATCGAAAGAAACTTGAAAAACTTCTTGTTAAAGGAAGTCATCTTATTTCCTAATACTTGTTAAACTTGAGAGGGTATTATCCAGTGACTCCCCACACTGGTTGTCCGAAGACAAAAAAACCCACTATGCATTCTTTTTCAAGTAGAGGCGTAGTGGGTCATGCAAATATTTATAAGCATAGAACCGCAGCGAAACTCGGTCCACCCGTTTAATCGAACGGTTGATAGTTTTATTCTGTTTCGAGGAAAAACTACCAAAAACCCAATGCTAGCTTAAGCAGCTAGAGCAAAGGCAACGTTATCGTTTGCATTTACATTTAGTGGGCACTTTACCCAAGCAATCAGTCTACCCTCGCCTTCAACTCGCAGTCGAATCCTAAGTACGCCCCCATCATAGATACACCATCATCCCTCACTTTCGTAGGCATCCCTTTCGGGTCGGACCTTGGTGTATCTATGGTGGAGGCGAGGGGAGTTGCACCCCTGTCCTACGCAGCATTCAGTTTGTATCAACAACTGATATACTATTTATACTATACTTAACGCAGGAAGTCAAGTGTTTTATGCTTCCCAAGGAAGTTTTTTTCCTACTGAACCCCACTTACCAATGGGACAGGATGCGCGATTAAGTTTAGTTTTTGCGGGCATAAGGCAACCGCATTTCATACACAGTTTCGCTTTTAAAAACTCACACTGCCTACAAATTTCCATCCGTTGTTCGGACAGTTCACTCACTGGTATAATACCCATTTTCATAATAGTCGCGAGTGCGAAGAAGTTTCTTCACCCAGTCGTCGCGTCTTTCGATGAATACCTGAGGGACATCATCTTCAACTGCGATTAGAATTACCAACCATGGAACAGGAATACCTGTTCGTTCTTCATACATGATAGCATATGCTGCTGTCTGCATGAAGTAACTCTCGATATATGATTTTGACTTCGGTTTATTTGAAGTCTTAAAATCGATAACAGCACGTTTACCGTTATACTCAGCAATACAGTCGACGCGACCTGCCATACGCAGGTGATCACTGTAAAGTGCAAGTTCCTGGCAATGAATGTTGCTGATTGGATCTAAGATAGATTTGAATTTGTTGAACATCTCGATGTCGAGCATCGATGCTTTGACTTCATCAATCTTGTCACTGACGTTTTCGTTTTTAAGATACGTTTCAGTTAGCGTGTGAATTTTGGTTCCACGAGTTGATGCTTGTCTGGAAATCTTATCCGCTTCCTCTTCACCAACACGCTTTCGCCAAGCAGCGATAGAGTCGCGAGAGAGAACACCAAGAACGGTGGTGGCAGAGGGATATGCAGTGCCACTGGCATTTACATAAACTCTACCACCATCTTCGCTCGTAGTTGATTGGGCAAAATCTTCATACTCATATATTGTTTCAAACATCATAAATCCATTATACTATAATTGACAGAAAAGTCAAGCCCTTAATTATGTTTTTCTTCATATTCTAGACGAGCAAGGATATATTCCTTGACAAGTTTTGACCTGACAATATCATTCGCAGAAAATTCAACTGTCTTAAATGACGGCATCAATTCTGCGATTGCGATAAACTTCTGAAGTCCAGACATATCGTTCTTTTTATTTAGGTCGGTCTGGCGGAAGTCTCCGCAGAAAATAATTTTGGAGTTCTTGCCGATACGTGTCATAATAGAGTTGAGTTCCATGTCAGTCATGTTCTGACATTCGTCGACAATTATGATTGAATTATCAAGGGTAATACCACGCACAAACGAGGTGATCAGGAAATGAACGGTCTTTTGTTCCTGCATGCGCTGGAAAGGTTGGATGTGATTGAACAAGTCATCACAGATCTCAACATATGGTAAAGTATAGACCTCTGTTTTTTCCTTCTCGTCACCTGGAAGGTGTCCGATATCTCTTGATGGTACTGCTGAACGCACAACAACAAGACGTTCATAATCTGTTGTTGGGTCCAGAACTTCTTCAAGTGCCTTATACATGGAAATAAAAGTTTTTCCTGTTCCTGCTACCCCATGTAGTAGCATTGCAGTGGACTGTTGATTATAAAGATCGAAGAAGAGTCGTTGATTTTGTGTCTTTGGTTGGATTTGTCTTAGATCGTCATATTTAACTTTACACAGTTTACTCTTTTCAATTGTTACCTTTGGTTCAGAATTCGTTACAACTTGGAGATTGTTTTTTCTTCTCGTCATGAACAGTCCTTATTCTTACTAGAGTGAATACAAAAATGGCGACGCCACGTAGGTGGAGTCGCCGTTTGTTACCGAAGGAGTTCGGTATCTGAAATGGGGATTAGTGTTTTTGTTCTCATACTAGTATTTATTAAACTGCGTCGCTCCACCACTCTGGAACAGGACGATTTTTCCACTTTGCCATAGTTTTTTTCGCACCGATATAATAGTTCCGATACGAAACAACTGAGCAAGGATCTTTGTATTCATCGGGCATAGCAGGAGTCGGTTGCGTAAAATACCCGACAGGAATATTAGCAGGTGGTTTACGTAACCAGTATACTAGGCGATCAGTCGCATGAATCTTACCATAGCGGTAAGTATATTCCTGTAACAGATCTTGCAGCAAACACATCAACCAATTGTAATTATTATTAGACTGCCGAACCCAAATAGCACTGGGATGGTTAATATGTGATGCCTTGTAAAGCATATTCTCCATATTATCATCGTTAAGACGCCAACGCTTTATGCGTCGACCAGAAGATGCATCAATATATTCTTTACCATCTAGCATACGATGTGCTGTTGACAGTAATTGAGCATACTCTAAAATCATTTTAACAACGTGCTTATCATTGTGATATGTAGCACAAGTTTTGACGTCACGGTCAAGGTAAAAAATATTCATAATATATCAGTTCTCAAGTTTAAAGGGAATTTCCTCAATCGACTTACGAATACATTCGATATGCGCTTTCGTAGTATTAGAAATATACTCTGATTCAAGCGAAAAGTCAATACATTTTATGACGTCGACTGGATCCATCTTAATTAAATCGTCGATAATTACACGGTTATCGGTTTCGCCAAATGCATTAACACAGAATAAGACAATATCAATGTCCATGTCTGAATATAATGGTATTCGATATAACCGCTTTCCGTTAACAAACTTATCGGGAAATTTTAGTATATCTGCCATATATCTATTTATTAAAACACCTTCACATTATACATGCCTTGAAACATCGCAGCATCTTTCTTGTCATTCACCATCGGAAACCCTTTGATATTAAGACTGGTATTCAGCAGCATTGGGCATCCAGTTTCTTCATACCATCGTGTTAGCAACTTAAACAATTCTGGATGCTGTTGCTCGTTTACAGTTTGGACGCGAGATGTGCCATCAACGTGAATGATAGCAGGGAACTTTGTAGGAAATTTACATCTTGCAGTAAATTGCATGTAAGGGGATACTTCAACTGGCATGTCAAAATACTCTGCTGCATGTTGCTCAAGGATGACTGGTGCGAATGGTCTAAACTTTTGTCTGCGCTTGATTGCATTTACTTTGTCCTTAATGTCTGGTCTAGTTGGATCGGCAAGGAGACTTCGGTTACCGAATGCTCTCGGACCGAACTCTGCTCTTCCACTAGCAACTCCAACTATACCCTCTTTAAGCAAAGAAGTCAATAGATTTTCTACAGGATATTCGGTATCAATATTCTCACCGAGATATGGACCCTGCCAGTTTAGTTTTCTGCGGTTGTTTGCAGCAATGGCACCAAGGGAACTACCAGCGTCGCCAGGATTCGGAATAATCCAAACGTTCTTAAAGTATTTTTTAGCAATATGATTGGCAGAGCAGTTAAGTGCGCAACCCCCTGATAATACTAGATTATTTTGGAAAGTGTCTTTCATCTTTGCGCGAACGAGCAGTTTATCGAATTCTTCTTCAAAAATCTTCTGCGCTGACGCAGCAAGATCGTAGTGATCAGGATCTTCGTTTTTCAACCACCACTTACATCCGCGATGTAGATTTACTTTCTCATAGAGTTCGCGCATGTCCCAATAATGTTTGTCTGGATTACCATACGCTGCCATACCCATGAGAATATACTCATCCTCATTTGGTTTCAATCCAACTCTGTCTGTTATGGCGGAATAAAATAACCCCAGCGATTTGGGATAATCCATACTCCACTTCTTCTTCATCTCTTTGCCGCCGCACAACCAAATAGATGCGGTGTCAAATTCACCGATAGCATCGATTACAAGAGCAGTCGCAGATTCGAACTGAGAAGTATAGAAACCTGCAGCGGCATGTGACTCATGGTGTGACGCAAACTCAACAGGGACATCAAGACCAAATTCTTTTAGATACTGCCTTACGCTAAATCGAACCAAACCCTGCCCAGAAAGAAATCTACGCATACCCCTAAGTTTTGGTTTTTCATACCAGTGAATCTTATGTGGTTTTCCAAACTGTAGTGCTGCGTCAATAAGATCTTTGTTTAGATGCTTATCATTTTTAACACCACTATATCGTTCGGCGTGCGATGCAAAAAGAATCTCATCTCCGCCAACAACAGTTAAAGCAGCATCATGTGCTGCTGCAGATATACCCCACTCAATCATCTAACCGTTCAATCCATTCGGCAACTAACTTCGCAAATTCTTTATGGTATTTTACCTTTGGATGTCCATACCCATGTGTTGCTTCTTCTTTCGGAAGATGAGCATAAATCTGCCCCATACCGTAGTTTGGATTCAACAGAAAAGGATATTCAAACCCATCTAACGTTTTAGTAAAGTCTTTCGATAACTTAGCGTCTTGAAGACTAGTAGTAAATGCAATTTCTGAAGAGAATGGCGATATTGCATTTACAGCAAGTATATTTTTTCTTTTGTCTGCCAGCATTTGCATGTAATTCAGATAAAGATGGTAATTCCAAATTATGTTTTGTGGAGTTACATAATACTCCAACAAACTTTGATTTAGTTCCGGAATGCCTGATAGATCCGTATTAAACACCCAAGATAACTCGCCGCCACCACGTGAAAACTGAAACCAGCGAAACATAGAAGTCAAACCAACGATAACTAGATCGTCTTCGTGCGTTATTCCGTTATGGTAGTCTCGCTCCATACGATATACCATTTGCTGCAAGGAACCACCGCCCTTTGCGCGATTACTGTATGGAACATTATAATGATCAGCCAACCATCTTGCCCATGTCATTGTTTTTCCCACGCGAATGCACTCGTCGTGTAATTTCCCGTATAATTCTTGGCGAGAAACTCCATTGCGTTTTAATATATTCACCTCATCCTCGGGAATGCCAAGGACATGAGAATCGGCTAACTCATCTCCTGCAGTAAAACTGCATCCATATACTACTAATCTTTTATACTTACCTTTAATCATAGATGAATGGATCTTGTTCGCGAATTTTTTTAAGTTTTTTCTGGAGTTTTCTTTTTTGATTCCATTTACGGAAACGCATAAGAAGATTACTTAGGATCGGCATAGAATTTCTCCATATTCTGGAAATGTTTCAAAAAAGTTTTGCGAGCGATAATTATCGTGCAACTTTACTTTATGGATAAACTGATTTTGCATATCTTTAGTTGACGTCCACAAATAATTTATAACTGTTGACAAGTCAGGGTTGAGATGCAAATAACTGGATAATTTAGTTTCTATTTCTTTCTTGGTATTATGAGAAAGATTGCTAATTGAATAAACGTCTGGGTGATATACAATGTTTAACCAGACTGGAATATCGAGTTTGGAGAACGCCAACAAATATTCAGGAAGATAGAAAACGTTGTGAGAACTTACGCTGAGGCAAATCTCAATTCTTCCATCAAAGTGTTCTTTGAATTTATGTATGTTTTCTAAAACCGAATCCCATTTAGCAGGATAACGTTGATACTCAAACTGATCACCAACACCATCTATGCTCAACATAATGTCGACTTCTTTAAAGTTCTTCCAAATATCATTGACAGCATCTTCTGGATATATCGTGCCATTTGTATTATAATGGATTCGTTGATTTTTAGAATATCCTAGATCGATACTTTTCTTCAAAACATCAAAATGTCTTTCGATTAGAAATGGTTCACCACCATAAATCTCGAACATCTCAACTTCGGGTAAGATTGTATCAAGGTCATCCCAAAATTCTGGATTGTGCTGCGGCCATTGCATAATAGTCTTACGATCTTGACCAAAGTTTCTGGCAATATCAGAAACAACATCAGATCCATATACATCTTTATGTTCTTTAATCCAATTACTAGAACTTCCTGGACTGCAAATTCTACACTTCAAATTGCAAGTGTTACCCAGTTTCAAATCAAGAAATTTTAAATTAGGAGTAGGATCCTCACCCCATCTTTTATTTTCACGGATTCGTTTGCTCTCTTTACCAAGAGTTTCTTCTTTCCAACAAGCAGAACACGCAGTAGGTTTATTACCAGAGAGTAATTCTTCTCGTAATTGTTTAATGTTGTTGGAGTTCCAAACTTCTGATAATGTATCGCGACTCAGAGTAAAGAACTCACCATTATCTTTACGATAAAATTCTTGACTCATACAACAAGGTGCAACGTAACTGTCCGATCGCGCCTCAAGGTGTATAAACGGTAGGATACAAAATGTCTCACTCATCGAACAAAAACTTTAATTCTGGGAAAGTTTCTACGAACGATTCAGTTCTTAAACTATCCATTCTGGTAGTCAATTTTTTGAATTGGTGAAGATTGTTTGGTTCTTCTTCGTTTGTGATATAGTTGATTGCAAGTTGCCATCTATCTCGCATAATACCACCACACAAATTTTTTGACACAAGATAATTTAATTTCTGCTTGTATTTTTCAGCAATTTCTAATCTATACTCAATTGGAATGCAGGAAGGTTTATACCAGACAGGATTTGTCAAAATATTAATGTTCAATCCATCAGCATGAATAAACTTATTATCTACCATATAATCGTAGTACTCGACCAACGTAGCAAAATTAAATATACTCAATGTTAATCCGATGTCGAGACGAACATGCGGACAATGTTCTTGAACTTCTCTAAAGTTTTGCTCAACAATATCCCAACGCAAATCCTTGCGCATATATTCTGCGCGAGATCCCCATGAATCTAACGAGGCGCAAACAGTCACGTTCTCAAACTGTTTCCAGTAATCTACTATTTTCTTATCTTTATATTTTAGAGAAGTAAAATTAGTATTGTATAGTAAGACAACATCTGTTCTGCCGTTTTCTATTAGCATATCCAAGAGTCTATAGTGCTCTTCCATAATAAGAGGTTCGCCACCTGCAAAATAGATTCGTTCTATGGTAGGGAAAATTTCATCAATCTGATCCCAGAAAATTGTTGGGTTAATTTCTGGTTTAATTACCTTCTCATATTTTGCAGCAGTAGAAGGATTTAGTTTCGCATGATCAGCTGCCCATTTGCTGCTAAGGTCTGGACCGCATGTCCGACAACGAAGATTACAGAAATTGCTAAAACGAAAGTCCACATATGGCATGTTCAGACGATCCAAACTTCCATCTGGATTCGTTTCCTCCAATATATCCATGTGATGTTCAAACGTTATATTATGGTCCACTCGTAAACTACGACCGCCATTTTCTTCGATCTCATAACAACGTGTGCATTCAGGAACAGGTTTATCTTCCAACATCAACAATCTATTGGTTTTCATCTGTTCGGAATTCCAAAGATCTTTCAGTGTTGTTTTATCTGACATCACCCCTATCGGTTTGTTTGGATCAGCACCACAGCACATGTATGCATTACCATTCGGCCAAGTATGCATGTGCGTCCAAGGTATTAAACAAAAATGTTTACTGTCCTTCATAGTTTATCGCCGCTGCTAGTTCTGGGAATGTATCTGAAAATTTTGTTTTGCGCATAAGATCGAGTTTTCTATTATACGAAATAAATTGTTTAAATTTATTTTCGTCTCTTGGTTTTGATAATGTTTGCGTTATATTATTGCGCATATACTCTGGCATATTTTGACATCTAGAAATAATTTCTTGTTTGACGTCATCTGGTAAATGCCAAGGACTCAGGTACTCCGGATCGTAGCACCAATTGTGGTGAATTTTGTCACCAGTTTCACCGAAATATTCATAAAATTTATCAACATAAAAAATATTATATGCACTCAATGTTTGACAGATACTCAAATCTATCCAGTCAGTTGAACGCAAGATAGAAAGATTCAATAGATTGACGTTCCAATCGCTTCCAGATCTAATATACTCATTTCTATCTCGAAGATCATCGATGCTGGCAGTCACTGCAATAGATTTAAAACTTCTCCAAGTAGTAAGTAAATTAGTTGGTAAGTTGGTGACATTAATATTATACCACAAATCAATTTGAGGTGCCATACCACGATCAATTAAACTGTTAAGAAAATAGAAGTGTTTTTCGACTAATGTCGGTTCGCCGCCATTAACATATATTCGTTTTAAATTTTTGCTGTTATGAAGTAATTCTCCCCAGAAAGAATCCTGTTCGAACCAAACTCCTTCCTCGATTTTAGAATAATCAGTAACGAAATCTAAGTCTTTTTGTAATGCAGAATAATCTTTCTTCCATTTACTACTAGAAACAGGATTGCAAGTTCGACATTTCAAATTACAAATATTACCAAGACGCAACTCGACGAACTGGAAATCCATATCCACAATCGTTCCATCTTCCTGGAGATTTTCAATTACAGGCATGGAAGATTCTAAATAGCGACTATTTTCTTCTTGTCGCTTACTTTTAATACCAGCACGCTCTTCCTCGTAACATCTCTTACATGCTGAAGGTTCTTTTCCGTCAAGCATCTCTAATCTAACTTCTTTGAAGGTTTCGCTATTAATCATTTCGCGAATGGAAACATTGTTCAAAGAAATTGCTTGACCGCCACGTTTCGCATGACTTGCGCAATTTTTGTGTTCACTGATGCAGCAAAAACTAGTATGCCCGTCAGGATGAGTTGCTAGATGCGTGAATGGCAGAACACAAACTTTAGATAAATTTGTCAAAACTATTCTCCATCCATGGATACACTCTTCTCCAACTTTGTCCTCTACGTTGGTCTAACCTGTTTAAGTAGTTTCTCAGACGAGTTAATTTTTCAGGATCGGGTTCTGTAGAAATGATCATGTTACCAAAACCAGCAATATATGCCGCCGCATCTTTCCACGGACTTTTAGCGAGAGAATCATTTAACTTATCAATAAAAGGTTTTAATTCAGAACCGAAAATAGCAGGATCCATAAATGATGGCACAGCAACAACATTCGCCCCATAATTAATATTTTTAATCTTAGACCACTCTACAAGTTTATCGACAAAAACATATGCTGTTGGTAAAGTCACTGAGGACAATGTTGCTTGTATATTAATTTGAACATTCTTGGTTTTCAACAGAGTATTAAAGTTTTGTTCCCAATTCTCTAGACTCATCCCGTGTCGAGCAAATTCTGCCTCATCACCCCAGCAATCCATGCTACAAACAATACCAAACGATTTCAGTTTACCAGATTCCACCAGTCTGTCTATTTTTTGGATCTTTTCTACAAATTTATCGGAAGGATGTTTTAGGTTCGAAAAAATCTTCCAATTTAAGTTTGGATGACTTGTTCTCTCGAAATACTCCAGGCATTCTTCGAACTCAGGTTGATATAGTGGTTCACCGCCGAGAATTTGGAAGTCATATAATTCAGTTGAGTGTTCTTCCATCCATTCCCAGAATTTATCTTTAAGTTCTGAGTAATTTTCTTTTGGTTTGAATGACCCTTCTAAGTCATATTCAGTTTCAAGAGGTCCATACTTTTTAATTTCCTGTTCGATTACCGAACTGAACAATGGACTGCAATAAACGCATGCTTGATTGCATAGATTAGTAAAGTATACCTCGAGAATTCTTGGTGTCACTTTGGTAGCGAATGGGTTATCTTCGAGTTCCGGTGGGCAATAGTCTGCGTCGTTGATATACGCTGTTCGTTCGCTGTTACCACCAGCGTCTTCGATTCGCTTGCAATATTCACACCCATTACCAGGCCATTGTCCGTCAAGCATCTTCTCTCGATCTTGAACCTTTCCTGGGTGATTGTGAAAATCTTTGAAATCGATTTCATTCAATTCCCAGTTTTTACATCTGTGACAACTGGATGTTGTGCCCTTCGAAAGAAAAATGGTACTCCAAGTCCACTTAAATTGGCAGGCAGTATCAGTTTTAATCGGAAACTTAGTCATGTCTTGTCCACCAATCGTATAATTCGGAATCTTCAGAATATATAGTTCTCAAATTAAGATTAGAATCATTTCTTACATGGTCTAATATTTTTTGATAATTCGATCCATTTTTAAATGCTTGCTCTGCTTGATCAGGCCATTGTTCTTGGAATGTTGGTCTGTTTTTCATTTCTTGTAATGTTCTAATCAACGTAATTTGCTTATTAGTTCCACGTGGAATCATATACTCTAGTAGCGAATCAATATGTCGATCGAGAATGTGCCTTGGCCAAGCAAACGGACTGAATACAATATCTGGGTGAAATGCAAACATAATTTTAGTTTCAATGCGAACATCTAGTTCTTTACTAAGGTCGAACAGATTTTTTAGACTAAACATTCCAGGTCCAGTGATAGTTAGGTCAAGAACCATTCTATCCTTACCATGCGGCAACTCAAGTCCCTTCTTAAAGTTCTCTAACCACTCTTTCCAAACTATTCCTTTGCGAATAAACTCTACGATCTCATCAGTCCCATCTATGCTTGCGCAGATTAACCAGTTCTTAAACTGTGGAAGATAGTCATAAAGATTCTTACCGAAATAATCAACTCTACTTAAATTTGTATTGTACCGTAAGTGACAATTCTTTGCGCTGCCATTAGTTACCATTTCTTCTAGTGCCCACCAATGTATATCATACATCAAAGGTTCACCGCCAACCCAATAGCATTCTTCTACAATACCTCGAGTTACGGCGTCACGAAATTCTTCCTCAACCACATCCGTTTGGAATTTTTGCATCTTCGCCTTGACTTCTGGAATCATGAACGGTTGGTTCTTTTCAGACCACAGATTGTGCTTGCGCTTTTCCGACTCCCACGAAGAACTTAGTTGTTCTCCGCACATACGACATTTGAAATTACACAAATTGCTGAAACGATAATCAAACGAAATAGGTTCCATTGTGGTATAACCTGTTTCGTCTGTCGAGTCGAAGCATTCCTGAATTTTATTGTTGAACAGCGCACCAGTAAACCAACTGCGGTAGTTACTTACGCTGAGAATATCGTCATTACAAACATCACACTGCGAGATACGTTCTCCCGCCATTAACTTGCGGCGAATTTCTTTCATGTATTCGCTGTTCCAATGTTCCTTCAATGAAACAGGATTAAAATCGTCTGCCTTTGTTTTGCTCTCAGTAACTTCACCATACTTAGAGTCATTGCTCGCATCGATGTATTGTTTTTGAAAACTGTGCTGCTCTCTACTTGCACAGCATAGTCTTCGTTCCGCCTGTGGACTAATGTAGGTGTGGGTCCATGGAGCAGTGCAGAAGACTTTGTTAGGACTATCTGCCTTTACTTTACCATGTTCCCACTCAGGAAGAATTTTATTGCTCATTGGCACCTAAACTATCTGTCTTTGTGTTCCACCCATGCGCGACTTCGTCGCTGATATAACCTTCCTCGGTAGTAGCAGGGTTACCTGTTCGATTCTTCAATCCAGTATCTTCGCTATAATTTTTACCAAGAATTTCTTCGGTTGTTGGAACAGGAACGTTGACACTATCAATGAAGTCTACAAAAATTTGCGGGAAAGTTTCGCGGAAGTTCTTGCCGCGACGAACGTCATACTGTAGATAGAAGTTCTTAAAGTCATTCCACAGTTTTCCTTCTTCGCTGGTATTAGTGTGCGGTGTTTTAATTACATCAAGATAATCAATCAAACGCTGAACATGAGAACGTTCCATGAGAGAAAACAATTGTATACCGTTCTTATCTTTTTCATCTTTACTTACGATATCTGCCAACCAGTTTTCCAATTTGGTCTTATAAAATTCCTTGATGTGAATCGGGAGGATAGCAGGACTTTGGAAACTAGGAAACCGCAAAAGATTTAAGGTCATTGTCGGAAACTCTCTACCATATGTTCTTTTGAGGTCGAGCATGTCATCCATGAATTCAGTAATTGACGCCAAACAAAGACCGTTGATTGTCATCATTATGTGCAATTTATTTAGATTTCCCTCGGTGATTAGTCGATGGATATTTTCTTTCCATTGTGTATAATCCATACCATCACGAATATAATCTGAATGCTTCCCATAAGATTCGTTGCTGGTATAAACTTCAAAATCTGGTACGTGGTGAGACATCTCAATTAGTTTATCGAGTAGCGCCTTTTTCGGGACAAGATTAGAATTCATTGCAAACCTGAGTTTCTTACCCTTCTCAGGATTATTTTTGAACCAATCGAACAGTTTCCAAACACTGTTCGCCATCAAAGGTTCGCCACCAGTGATTCTGATCTCTTGCAAATTATCTTGAAGATCTGACTCCCACCACTTCCAAAATGCTTGGATGTATGGATTGTTTTCTTCTTTTTCTGCTGCAGGTTTTGCCCACGGAGAATCGTCGATAAAATGCCCTCGCCCATCGCTTTGAATGTTGCGATATGGACCAAACGTTTTAATATCACGAACCCATGTAGTTGAGAATCCTGGATTGCAATATGAACAAGCAAAATTGCAGGTGCGGTCGAAACTAATCTCGAGAGTTCTAAGAGTTACATCTTCTTCCCAAGGCATAGTTGCTGCCTTTTGAATATCTTTTTGCGTGTAAATCGCTGTCTTGTATACGCGATCGGAAATATTGTTTCTACCAATGTCTTCCACTTTCCAACAATATTCACACTCATTTGGTCGCTTACCTTCTTGCATGTATTTGCGCATGAGTTTCTTGTGTTTTGTATTATGAATCGCAGAAGGATTATTTTCTAATTCTTTAGGATCGATGTAATGCCCAGGAGGGTGGTGGCATGATGTTGTTTGCCCATGCCCCAACCAGATCGTGGCATTATACCATTTTGCTGCACAAAATGTATCCGAGATCGGATCGATAACATTCTTCTTATACTCAAGAAAAATATCGGTTTCTTTTGTGTCCATTATAGTTCCTTGCACTTTTTATAGAAATTATTTAATTCAGGAAAGGTTGTCATAAAATCAGTATTTCTTCTTTTGTCCATCTCATCAACATATGCAGAAAACCGCTTCATGTCTAACTGTTTGTCGTTTGCATGACCTGCTTTCAATATATCTAGGTCGCGTTGAACCTTATCGATTTCATATGGTTTAAATCCACGCAAACTTCTGTTATAGTCTTCTTTCTGAACGTTATCGCGCATGAATTGAATGCAGTCTTCGAACTGTTCAATAATCTCAGTTTCTTCATGAAGCAATTTCATATTCAACCAAGAAGGACTATGAAGCATAGGTATGTCAAACCAAATTCTTTGTGCGGCATTACGGATGAATGGAGGATGCTTAAACCCATTATGATCAGGTGGTTGAATCACCTTTCTTTGTTGCTTATCGAAAGCAAATTCTTCGCGAAGTTCTAAGATTAATTCCAAGAATCCTCGTAATCCTGGAACACTTAGAATATTGAATGTATTAATAAAAGTAACGCTTGTCCCATCGGTTGACGATAGAAATTTGGATACATTCGATCGCAATACATCATAGTCCATACCTGTTCGGATATATTCTGCTTGTTTGCCGACACTATCGCAACTAACAAACAATGAGAAATGTTTGATTGCTGGTGCAACATACCAGTGATTGCCACTGTCTGGATTTAAACGCTCAGGATTTTCCCAAACCCTTACTTCTTCTAATTTCTGCACCTTGGAGATAAACTTGTCGAAAATCTCAGGTTTCGGTGGACAGAGATTACTTGTTATACTCAACTCAAGCAGAGAATTGGGATTCTGATCAACATAGTCTAGAACCTTCCAAGTATTATGATCCATAAGAGGTTCGCCACCAGTCATTCGGAAGATCTTCAGATTTTTGTAAAGATCGGGCCACCATTTCCAGAATGCCTCGACATATGGGTTATCTTTATTCGCAACCTTCTTGGGCATGAGGTTCATGCGACCTAAAGCATCAATATCATTATGCCTAGCATCAGGCAACGATATCGGACCATGTTTTACAATTTCTTCTTCCCACGCAGAACTTAGATGTGGACTACAGTAAAGACATTTGAAATTACACGTCTGGTTGAAATTGACTTCCACGTATGCGGGAGCCCATGAGGCATCTAATTCAGAATCACCGAGAGTAATCTTTTCGAAGTCAGGAGAGTTCCACCATTCGCTACTACGATAGTGCCGATCGCTCGTGTGACCTGCATCTTCAATACGCCAACAGTACGAACAACCCTTTGGTCGCTCGCCTTTACGCATCATTGCACGTTCTTCGATTTTCTGTGGAGTATTGTGAAGTAATCCTGGGTTCTCGGATAAACCCTCTAGAGGAATGTCATGAGTGGGAGGATGGTAGCAACTGTGCGTTTTTCCATTAGTTAAGTGCAGACTTACCATATTCCATTTTGCCAGACACATTGAAGAACTAGCGCCCTTTAAACGCTGCTTCATTTGTTCTGTCATGTCATGATATTCAGCACTCATTTATAACCCACTGCCATGTATCTATAGAAATGCCCGCACTTCAACATACCAGCGTATTGTGGATTTTTAATATTGTTGATTTTTAAGAATTCCTCTAGACTATTAGCAAGACGAACATGCTCAGGATTTTCTAGATTATTTCCTTGGACGATATATTTAGTCGTGCTAGGAATAGAGTCCCACCAAGCATCGTAAACTTCTTGCGTAACATGCTCGCTGCTGGTATTGATCACCAGATCGGGATGTATGTTGATTGGCATACCATTTTTCATGTCATGTTGACGAAAGACAATATCGTGATAACACTCGTCGATAGCAGCGAATACATGCCTACAACTAGAATCTAAATCTGTGGTTAGAATTCGGGCATCTGGAAATTTATGTGCAATAAACTGTGCAAGAACTCCATACCATCCACCGAAAATTACGATAGATCGATCCATTGGAGTTACGTGTTCAAGCAACCATTTCTTACTTTCGATCTGACTCGGCCAAAAGTTTTCCGAGAAACGATATGCATTATCTGGATTATTACGGATATATTGCATCCATAACATTACAACATCAAAATTAACCACGGCGCATCCTCGCTACTTCAATTGCTTGTTCGTCATTCATAATAGGGACCGCATTGGACTTATGCATAGTCGCGATACCTTTAATCAATGTTCCAGTATATGTATTCTCTTTGCGAGCGAAGGT